GCCTTGACTTTTGTCATATTTGCTCATATCCACTTCAAGAGCGTAGGTGTCAATCAAACGACTAAAGTAGTAATCCATTTTTGACTGAAGTTGTTCAAGGGTCATACCGGTGTAGATGATAAAACGGGGACATAATATAGATAAAAATCTGTCACGCAGTTCACGCATTATCGGGCAAAATAATAGATTGAAATATGCTCCTTGGTACATTATAGTTTGTAGTGGTGGTATACTTAGTACGGCGGTGTCAGTTAGTACGGGTTTTGCTGTACGCTTGACACTTACGTTGTAGGCATTAACCCTTTTCATAAATAGCGGAACAACGTCTGTCTCTTTAATCATGGCATCTGACTGTTGAGTCGTCAACCACTCTCGAATGAGTCTTTCGTTGTAAGATATTTTGTCAAAAGGTTGTAAACAGGTGAAATAGGTTTCTAAAAAGTTGGTAAACATAAACTCACCGACAACTTTAGCTGGAATAACATTAGTACTAAGTTTAGGAACAGCAAAATTTCTTTTTTCCAGAGATTTCAATAGGCTGTTTTGAGAAGTGTTACCAAGGAGTGGATTTATGGTTCTTAACACAGGCATGAGGCAGCTAAATTCTGACTTTTTAATTGGTTTTTTAGCCAGAGAGACAACGCAATTTTCTAAATTAAAGCTGATATCATTATTTTCTAATTGGTACATATCTATTGGTTCTTGTAAATGATGATGATAAAATTGCATATCATGGGCGGTCTGTAGAAAAACTACAGAATTATAATTACCAGATAATGTAATGTGAGGGGGTACCTTAGGTAATGGTGTTTCAACATTATCGTAACGATGGACAGTAGATGGAACAACAGGTACAACTGCTTTGTAATCATCTAGTAATTTTCTTTGTTTGGGTGTAAAAACGTCTTGTGTGAAACCGAAACCTGTGTGTTTAAAATGATGTAAAAACCAAGAAATACGACCGTAAGAATTTATACGTTCGTACGACACTAACGGATTGGTGACTGAATTAAGTTTGTGTAAGATGTGTGGTATGTTGTCATCTGACATAAGTTCTTTGCGTGTAAAATTGATGACATTACCTGATGTCTGCACATCACGTGGACCAAGCAAGAAACTGCCACCGACAAGTGGTGTTATACTGTCGAGATTTTTGAATAATGGGCAGTCCTTTGTGACAGAATAATAAGTAAATGATTTAGTGTGTCTAGTCATAGCGACCAAACGATGACTTTTACTTTGGTATATTGTCTCAGATAAAAGATGACTTAATCTAACAAAAGCCACACTTTCGGCCTGCTGACCTTGGTACTCATGAACTGTGTGTACCAGTTTGTTTGGTAAAATTTTCTGTAATGCCTGTTTTTCTGCTTGTTTAAGTGTTAGATACACGTCATGATTTTGGACGTGTTCCATAGCATTAACATTAGCTATGACAACTGATCTTTGGATTGATTTGTACACGGTGGTTTTTGATTTAAAGTCACCACCAATAGCGGCATAGTC